GTCTGTTGAGCCATTATCAAATCCAATTACGTATGCGTATCTTTTGTGAAAAGAATGTCTCTTTTCGGTAAACTTAAACTGGGGGTCATCAGTTGGTTTCTTAGCCAATGAAGAAACTAATCTAAAAAATGGAGTTTGGTCAATTGCCAATTCTCCGAATCTTTCAGAAAAGTCGTATCTTCTACGTAAATCTCCTGTCGCTAGTGAAGAACCATTTGATGCCGCAAAACCCTGACTTAAGCCTGTACTTGTTGCTAATGCTAAAGGACTAGCACTAGGATATGAAGTATCTGCCATGTTATTACCCTCCTCGGGTTGTTAGGTTGTTATTACATCAATTTGTCTAACCCAGTTCCTTCAGCTAACAACTTATCAAAGACGGCATCATCTACTGATTGTTCTTCTCTTTGTGCATTCCCGCTTGATGCTACACTTGTAGGCATTTGTCTAACATTTTTCATTTGTTGTATTACTTCATTTCTAGTGTTATTAGCGACTTCATTGTCTCTATTATCTCTATTTTTTAAATAATACACATCTTCTAATGTTAACTTGTGAGACTTTGCATAATTCATCAAATCATTATAATCTTCATCTGAAACATTATGTTTTGATTTAAAACTAGTTTCTTCAGAAGCTCTACGTGATTGTTCAGATTGTTGTTTTGCAAAATCACCAAGCCTTCTTTGTACAACTCCATCTACTGTTGCATTAAACAACTTTGCAGATTGAGAGTTAGGGTCTGACAAAGCATCGTCATAATCAAAAACGAAATCTTCATCTAAGCCAAGTCGCTCTTTTACGCTTACTGGAGCTGAGCCACCACCCTCAAAATAACCTCTCACATGAGAAATTAAATTTGGGTCCTCTTTCATTGCATTGAGTAAAGGCATATATGGTTCTAAGTCTTGCAATTGATTGTTAAGTCGTTTTGCTTCTCTTGACGAATCACTATATCGCTTTTCCCAATCTACTGAATTTACTTCAGTATTTCGCTCTGCAACAGGGTCCTGATTTGGAGTTGTCTGTTCTACTTGAGCTTCTACATCTGGCTGTTCTACCACTTCACCCATAACTTGTCTATCAAGCTGAGAAAAAAAATCTTCAGCCACAGTATCGTTCTCAGTAGGGGTTACATTGTTAGATTCTGCACGTTGTGCGTCATCTACTAGTAAGTTATCCTTGTTATTATCCATACTGTATTTCTCCTTCTAATTTACTGTACGTTTTTTTTATTATCAACATTTTCTTGTTGATTTTTTTGATTTTCCATCTCACTACGAATTAATCGTTGAGATGCAATGTTTTTATTTAGTTCTTTATCTATTTGATTAGAAGCTGTATTGCTTTTATCTCTTATGTTAGATTGAACTAATTGTCTTTCTAATGTTTCTATAGTACCAGCTTGATTTTTCATAGCTTCTTGTAAAGATTCTATTTGACCTTTCATTTGTGCATAAACACTTTTTCTTTGTAGTATTTGTTTTTTATTACGTATATCTGTTTGTTCTAACATAGCTACATCGTCAATTAATCCAGCTTGATACCATTTAAAATATTCTTCTAATAATGCCCATCTATTAAGTGGTTGCGTAGAACCAGCAATAATACGAACATCAAATTTTGCTGAAGCATAATCATTGTATCTTTTAACTACTTGACCAAAATCATTATAAATTGGTATATTAATAGAAATTTCTTGTGCTTCTCCTTCTGTTTGCCCTTCTTCTGCTTGAACAATTCTAAATACTTTTTGTGAAGTATATGTAAACTTTGCAAACTCCATAAATACTTTACCTAATTGTTCTAAAGATGGTTCTACAACATTATTTACAAATTGTCTAATTCTTCTTGTTCCATATTCATCCATTGCTAATAAACCACGATATGTTTCAGAACTTGGTTTACCAATACCTTGCATACTTGAAGATATACCGCTAATATATTCTATATCTTGTTTACCTTGTTGAGTTGTTGTATAAAAAGCATTATTAATTGGCAAAGGTTGAATAGCATTAGGAGGTTGAAATCCTTGTCTATATTTTAACATAGCTCCTGGACTACTAGAATATTTTTCCCATTCTTCTTCGTCAATACTTCCTTCAGTATATAACCATCTAAGATTAGAAGCTAAATTTGCATTGTGTAACATAATTTGATGAGATTTGTTTATTTCTCTTTGTTTGCCAATCATAGGTAATACTGCGCTAACAGCATAAGGTGTATTAGTATGTTGATATGGTATAGGAACAATAGGATAATCTTCTATTGGTAATATAGTTTCATATAAATACATATCTCCTGCTGATGCACAAACTTTTATTTGTGTTTTAAAAAATGGAACATTTTCTACAACGCTTTTTCTAAATTCTCCATCTTTCATCAAATTGTCAAATTGGTCTTTTTCCATAACAACTTGTTTAGTTTTTGTTTGAGCTTGTACTAATTGCGCTTCTAGTAAAGCTTCTTGTTCAGCAATTTGAGATTGCATTTCTTTATACATTTTTTCTAGTTCTAGAACCATTCTATCTTCTAAAATTTTACCTTGTTCTACATCTGATTGTAAAGATAATTCTGTTTCTTTAATTTTTAACATCATTTCTTTTTTATATTCTTCGATAGATTCAAATGTAGCTCTTTGTATATTTTTTACTTCTTGTTGAGACAAAGGTTGTTTTATCCAAGCGTTAACAAAAGGTATTTTTTCTTTTGTGTATACTTCGTAAAAATCAAGTATATCATCTTGTTCTCCTTCTAAATTAAAAGCTTCTTGTTCTACATCTCCTGGTTGAATACTATCTGATTCATGAATGTCTCTTCTAGAATATTGTTTACTTTCAGTACTTCCTGAAGCACGTACAATTTTACGTTTCATATCTGGAAACATTTGTATTAATGAAGTTTTTGGAATATTTTTTTGTACAATAATGTAATTAGCATCTCTAAATAAAAAATCTCTACTCATTGGGTCTACATATACATCATAAGGGTCTATAGATTTATATACTACTTCGCCCATACCTTTATCAGCATCAGCATCTATTTCTATTTTAAAAAACCCTAAACCTTTTACTAGAGAATCTTGTATAACTTGTGAAAATAAACTTTTACCACTAGATAAATGCCAACAATAATCTGCAACCATACTATGAATATGTGCAATATCTGCATCACTACCCTCTACACCAACTGCTTGCCATCTAGGATTGTTAGCTGTAATAAAAAATTTCATAATATCAATCGCTGGTGTAATACGATTAATAATAAAGTCTGGCATACCACCTTCTCTTAAATCTTCTTTTTCTTCTGCTGACAATTGGTCGTTTAGATAAAAATCCATACTTTTTTGAGAATCGCTAAACCATTTTTTTCTATAATAATTATTAGCTTTTTTAAAAAGTTGTCTATTTACTTCTGCTTTACTTTTACGTGCCATATTAATCCCTTATTTCAAAATGTGGTAAATCATCAAAGTTGTTATCTTTTAATTCAGTATCTCTATCCCAGTCTCCACCCCAACGTATAGTTAATCCCATTGAAGCGGCAATACCCATAACAAATCCAGCAAAGTATGTAAAGCGTTCTCTATCTTTCCAATCTATAGGATAAGGTGCTACATCTACAGCTAATGATGGATATTGATTATGTCTACCTTTAGGATATTTTAATTTACTAAAGCCTTTTTCAAACAATTCGTTTTGTTCTTTTTCTCCACGATGTCCTTGTAATACCGAACAATCAAAATCTTCAACTACTCTTTCAAATAGTTCAATTAATCTTGGGTCGCAAGTATTTAATCTTTGTTGTGATTTTTTTCCAAATTTAGGCATTATTTTAATTTTAATAAGTGATTAAAAATTATATCTTTTGCTGATTTTGTTTTTTGACGCAACACTTCTGCGTTAGTAGGTGCATCAGGATATACTTCTCCATACTCTTCATCTGTTAAAGATGTAGGTTCAAACCATTTATCAAATAATTCTTTATTACCATCTAACAATAAATGATATGGAGCTTGTTCTTGTCTAGCTACATAAAGAATTTGTGCATGTGTATAATCATGTTTTTTTAATAAATTATATCTTTGTTCTGCTTTTTTAGTAGTTGAATCATAACCAATTGCTCCTTCAGAAATTTTAAAACCATTATCCATTAAAGTTTTTTTTAACTCATTTACTTGTTGTTCATTTTCATAAGGTCCTAATTGAACTGGTCTTTTATTTTGCATCATGCTACTATCCAACTTTTTGCTTTACGTTTTGGTTTATACCATTTTGGTTTATCTGTTCCATTGTTTGCATAATTAGGCGGAAATGCGTGTAAATTTGCATAATAAAGTGCTTCAATTGTGTCATCATGCGCCATTCTTGGTCCGAAAGTTACAATTTCGTTAACCAAATCAAACATATTTTCCCTTAAATATAATGAACCTACAGAAAAAATGCCAGATAAACCTGAATAAATTCTGTTTCTTTTTTGTTGTCCACCTGGTTTTTCAGGTATTACAGCTATATCATAACGATTAATTCTTCTTCTTTCATCGTTTAATGCTTGAAGAATACTACGATTCATAGCAACATCTTCTACTGTAGCTTGTTTGCAATTATATTTTTTATACAATTCAATAATATAATCTACTACACCTTTTTTATCTATAATGTTTCCATCAACATCTTTTGCTCCTAATGTAGGAATACTACGATGACGTTCATATTCTAATACATAACGATTATTATTTGCATCAACTGCAATTACCATAATTACACTATAGTCTGCATTTTTTGTATTAATATCTGTTGCTGGGTCGCATCCAATAAAAGTATTTACAGGAGTTTGTACACCATCAATGTTAATGTATCCTTGACTTTCACTTTCATTGTAATCAAAATAACCTTCCCAATATTTTACGTGTTTTCTACCCCAAACTGAATCTTCTTCAGATTGTACTTCCATCATATATTCTTGATAAAATTTACTAGGCGTTCCACTATCTTGATAAAACTTTTTCTTTTCTTCTAATTTAGATATAGGAAACCAACTATCCCATAATGATGTTCCATCTGGTTGAATTGCTTTGTAAGTAATTACTCTCCACGCAAAATCATCTTTGCTTTTTTTACTACGCTCATAATTAATGATGAGGTTATTGATAAAGCTATCATAGTGCACAGGAGTACCATTGACCCGAAGACGACCAGTATGAGGCTCAATAGCAGGATAAACAACAGCAGTAACGAGATTGCTATTTTTAGCCCGTGCTTCAGCTGTGATAGTATTTGCTTCGTGTTCAAAGTCGTCAAGAATGATGAGGTCGTATCTTTTGTGTAATTTAGCACCCCCTCTAATACCCGCAACATTCGATTTACTAATAAGTTTACATCCATTGGATAACTCCACATCTTCTTCTGTCCATTTTTTTCCCTTCAAACTACCAAAGTAGTATTTTATTTTTTCATTGTATTCAAAGTGGTACTTGATATAATCCATATTACCAGTACTTAATTTTTGCGTTGCTGATACCCAAGCATAAAACAACATATCATCTTTTGGACAAAAACAAAAATCTTTAATAATAGAACATTTAGTTAACACAGTTTTTCCGTGTCCTCTAGGTAAAATAACAGCTAATTGTTTTACATTATTATCATCAATAGCATCAGCCATTTCGTAATGGAATGGAGGTGTTTCACTCCTCATGAAATCATCAGGAAGAAAAAGTTTACCAAAAGCTATTAAGTCTTTACTTGCTAGTTTTAGTGCTTTTTCTGCTTTGCTTACGTTGTTCTTGTTTATGTTCATTTTCCATGAACTCTACGAATTTGTCTTTGTCTTTTTTCATAACGATATATTTATCTAAGATATTATCTATCATTACAATGTGTTGTTGAAGTTGCATCAAGTGTAGCTCTATACCTTTTATAGCACGAACCATATCACCTTTAGTTACCCCTTTTCTTTGTATCGGCATAATCTCCTACCATTTAACTTTATTAGCCCAATAAGCTGCTGACATCTTACCTTTTTTAATATTTTTTCTATGTCTAGCTTTAAACGATTTAGCTCTTTTAGTCATAGTTCTATCACCAGTTTTGCCTTGTTGACCAAATCTTATAGTTTTAATTTTACTACCTTCTTTTGCTACAACAATGTGTGATTTTGTTTTGTGACCAGGAGTTCGTTTAGGTTTATTATAACCTGATACACCAGCTCTTTTGAGTCTTGGGTCTTTTTTTCTACTCATTTTCCTTGTCCTCTATAACGTTTTTTATAATAGTTTTTACTACCTTTAGTCCCATATTTTGTTCTATGGCTTTGACCTTGCCTGGTTTTTTTCTTACCATTTGTGTGTCTTTTAACTTGTGGTCGTAAACCTCTCATCGTTTCTTTTTACGCTTCTTAGCAGTTTTAGCGGCTCTTTTAAAATTAGCTTTTGTTGGAGCACCTTTAGTTCCAGGTTTTCTCATACGTTCACCTGAACCTGCTTTAATACGTTTACGTTTAGCGTGTATATTAGCGTATAAACCTTTCTTTTTACTTTTTCTTTTTTTTACTGGCACGTCTTTTCATTCCTTTTTTTTTCTTACCTTTTACAGGAGGTCTACCTCTTTTGCTCCCGTAAGTACCTTTTCCGTATGGCATCTTAATTCTCCCAACAGTTTATTTTGTCTTTAGTAAATTCCATTGTTATCCACCCAGTTCGCTGTATTCCATAAAAAGAATATCGTGCATAATCTGCGTAGCGTAAAAATGAACCTCCTCTAATATACCACTTTCTTTTTAAAGTTTCCAGACCTTCTTCATCAATCGTTAGAGAATCTATAGGTTTGCAATATAGTTGGTGATTATGTCCTAAGAAAAATACATCGCCATCACTATACACTGATGCCATTTTATCTAACTCAGTATCACCATTTTTAGCACCACTTTTACCATGTCCACTAACCATATACCAGTCTTTACCTTGTATTGTAATACGTGCATATCCAGGTAATCTATAGTAAGGAACACCCATTTCACTTGCTAATGTTTTGCAAATATCAAAGTCTAATATATTAAAACTTCGTAAATAATCATGATTACCACCACGAATAAACAAACATTTATCAGCAATTGGTTGTACTAATTTTAAAAATGCTAAGTATTGTTGTTCAGGTGTCATGCATTGTCCACGTTGATTAATGTTATAGTTAGGCGGTATAAGTTCTATCATATCACCATTACCAAACCATCGTGCATTTGGGTCTTCGTAAATAATTTTTATAGCTTCTTGGAACTTTTTTAAATCAAATTCGTTAGCACCTACGTGTACATCCGTTAATCCGTGCACTCTAAGTTTTTCATCGCTATCAACAGCAAATACTTTACCTGGTTCTATTTCTAATTTGTCATACTCTTTTACATCGCTAGGTATAGGTATTGAAAACCATTTACCACACGACTTACAACTAAATTGTTGTTTTACAGTATCTTTATTTCGTTTCTTGCCCTCTTTTTTAGTGAGCATACTACTACAATGTGGACAAATCATTAGTCCTCCTGTGTTGTTTCTGGTAATATTTTGCGTTGAGCACCTTCTATTTCATCGGGACTAAACCCTTGAAACAATCCTACTACGCCCGTTTCTACTTTTTTAACTTGATTGCCTAACGTACCTATAGCTTTACCTAATTCTTTAATAGATTGTAATGCTATGTTTTGGTCTTCGCTAGTATCAGCTAGTTGTTTTAACGAACCTAATATGTATGCGTGGTCAATGCCTAGTTCTTTAGCTACTTCTTTAGAAGTTTTTTCTATTTCACTCATTACTCGCTCCTGTTTTAGTAATATTACTGCTTTTTTACGTGCAGTATTACGATTTTTTTCAGTAAACGCTTTCATATAAGCACTTACGGCATCCTTTCCTACTGCGACGCTAGTCGCAAAAATTTTTTCTTTATTTGTACACTTCGTGCGTTGTTTAACTCTTTTGTTTGTATTCTTAATTTTTTGTGAAAATGTGTATCTGTTAGGGTGTTTGGCAAAATCGGTATCCATGTGTGTCTTTGCACTACTAATAAATGTACCAACAATAGTTCTGACATAACCATTATTACTAGAATAGTTTTTGCTATCCTTCGGATGGTGCAGATTTTTAGAAACTTTTAATAACTGTATTATGCGCCCATCATCGCTAAGTACCCAATCGCCCTCTCGCCCTTTTCTCCAATCTTTAACAAGAGGGGTCACTGGATATTTTTTTCTAAATTCTTCTCTAGTATCGTATATATAATGACGAACACCTTTGATTACTTTACTTTGAGGCATTCTTTTTTT